GTTTCTATGATTGGCATAACGATGCTAGTGATAGCCGCCAACTGACATACATCTGGTACTTGAACGATGTAAAAGGTGGAGATGGCTATACCGAATTTTGTGATGGTACTAGGGTGTATCCGAGAGCTGGGAGAATGGTCCTTTTCCCAGCCGACTGGCTCCACGTTCATCGTGGCGTAACACCTAAAAAAGAACTCAAGTACATCGTTACTGGCTGGCTTTATACACCGTTGACTGGCCATAAAGATGTGATGAAGTATTCGGGACTGTCACTACCTGAGGAGCACACACACGAACACGAACAAGAACATGCAAGTCAACTGGATCATCACCAAACTACTGAGATACACTAGCAGCGATACTGTTTACACAGTTATGTACAGCCTGGAAGTTGTTGATTCAAACAACCAAAGATTGTACGTCGTCGATAATTTACAAATGGATCTAGACGGTGAAAAAACTGTTGAGTTTGAAGACCTGACCCCCGAGATTTGTGTCGGTTGGGTCAAAGCAGCCCTAGGTCCTGAAGCTGTAGCAGCAGAAGAAGAAAGAATCACTAATCACGCAACAGTCTGCGCTAGCAGTGCTGACACATTCCCTACTAACTGGCCTACATAATGCTTGTACTTATTCGCCCAATCTTGGTCTCTTTTGTGCAGACCAAAGCAGTTAAAGAGCTGATCATTTCTCTTCTGGAGAAACTGGCAGCTTCTACCTCTACAGAACTCGACGATCAGGCAGTAGCCATCGTTAAAAAAGGACTCGATATGTGATCAATTATGGCCAGTAAAAAAGACTGGCCTTCTATCAAAGACGCAGTAAAGCCTACAAAGACTGATGTGAAGTACAACCCTCACATGAAGATCTTTGCGCCCATGATTAAGAAGGCCAAAGCCAAACGTCGGAACAGAATGAAGATCAAACAGGGGTATGCCTAATGGACCTAGGAGAACCTTTAGTTCTTCCGTCCATAAACCTTCCAGAGGTCCTACAACTGCCCGTACCTGTACTCGATGTACCACGGGCAAAGCTCCCGTATTACAAGCCCCTTGTAGTCCCTCCTAACGACCTTAGGCCTCCTCCAGGAGTCAAGGGATCTACACCAAAAGAGTCCACCAAAAAACCACCTGCTAAACCCCCAGCACCTCCCGAGGTTCAAAACCTCCAAGTTCCGTTCACGGATCTCACGGTGCCGATGCCAACTAACGAGATCATGGTCGCCGCTGGTACGACGGCTGTGATCTCTGTTGCGGCAACTCTTACAGCAACCAGTGTTTTCAAATGGATAGTAACAATCAGCAAGCCAGTCCTAAAACAGATGTGGAATCGCCTAACAAAAAAGAAGGCAAAGCAGGATTTGTCCAGTTCCTAGTTCTGTGTTGGGCTTGTGCAATGCTTACTGCTAACTATGCGGGATGGATGGAAAAGATGGATCCCACCTATATCGCCAGTATTCTCAGTGGCACATTAGCTTCGGCGTTTTCTATTTCTAGGGAGAAAAAGTCTTGAAAAAACTAACACTTAACACACTATTTTTGTTGCTCTTAAGTAGTCCTGTGCGAGCTAACGTTGTAACGCCTAGCTTTACACAAGGTTCCATGCAGTCAACTACAACAACTACGGTTGACATTGATAGAACTATTGAGCGTGAAATTATGGGAGGTGACTACACTTCCTGGAGCGGCAGTAATGTCACTCCGAGCTCAGACATTGCAGGAGACAGCACAACATTCTCAGTAACCACCGCTGGAGATCCATGGTCTTTAGAGATCACAACACGAGACGCTGGGGTTGTAGAAACGATCGACATTACAGAAACAATCGATCAAACTTCTACTACTACATCGCTTTCTATCTTCTCACAATAACAACACCTGTACTTGCAGAACCTGAGGTTGTCAATTCATCAGCTCCGGCTGCATCTGCGGTTGGAAATGTAACTAATCAGGCAGTACAATTTCAGAATAATGGTGCACCAAGTAGACAAGTATTTGGTGCTAACAACTCATGCAATGGTGGGACAATGACGTTCTCACCTTTTTACATGGGTAACGATACTATTCCGTATGAAGCCGATGGATATGTCAGGTCAAACAATTACGGAATGCAGCTCAACTTTATGTTCCCACTTGACGGTGGGATGATTGAACAGTGTAAACAGATTGCACGAAGACATGAGCAACATTTGCGGCTCCAGTATGAACTTAGTCGTGTAAAACACTGTGCAGATATTATGAAAAAAGGCTTTACTTTCAGACCTGGCAGTCGAGTAGAAGTCTTATGTCACGACGTAGTACCGATTGTTTTAGTAAATGGAAATGATAGCCTCACTACTACTAATGATTCTGATCGCGTACCTGATATTCAAGGTACAGATGGCAAGTAGATGGCATGTCTTTTGACTGATGCTGTTATTTCAGCAGCAGTGGCACTGGTAGGCGTAATCGCTGCCCTCAACAACCGTATTCACAACCGAATAACTAACGTCCACAAACGTATTGATGGTCTCGATAGGCGCGTTGATGGCATAGAGCTAGCCTCCGCCCAAAGCTATGTGACCAAGGATGAGCTCACCCGGATTATCGAGCGTGTAGAAGACCACATGGTCCGTATCGAAGAAAAACTCGACAGAGCTATACGCAATGGCAAGTAAAAAGAAAGCAACAGAAGATCAGTTCAATGAACTGCATCTGCTGGTCACTCAAGAATTTTTGAGTCGTATTAAAAAAGGCGATGCCACCACGCAAGATCTCAAAGCAGCCTGTGACTGGCTGAAAACAAATGACATCAGTGGTGTGGCGTATGACGGTAGCCCTCTAGCCAAGTTGGCAAACGTCATGCCTGACATCGACCCAGACATGGTGCAAAACAGACTTTATGGGCACTCAACAAAGTTCTAGATCAACAGCACATTACGCTGGTAACCGACGTTCGCTGATGCTGAAGCGAGCATACCAGCGCAGGTATAACAAAAAGCCGGAAGAAATAGCTCGGCGTACTGAACTAAAACGAATTAACCGGAGGAAAGGCACAGATGGTAACGGTGATGGTCTTGATGTTTCTCATCGCAAGGATGGATCCATATTTATGGAGAAAGCATCACGTAATAGAGCCCGCAACCGTTCCCGCGCATGACTCCGTTGCTTCCTAGTCCAGAACACTACCTGTACAACCTAATAACCATGACGAGTTCCGAAGCAAAACGTACTTGGCGACGTGCAATAAAAGAATACTTCGGGAAACAGTGCATTTATTGTGGATTAACTTATGAATTACACGAACTTACTTTGGATCATGTTCACCCTCGCTCACGAGGCGGGCAAGATCTAACAAGCAACGTTGTCTGTTCATGCAGGGAGTGCAATCACACCAAAGGAAGCGACAACTGGCTCACATTTCTTAGAGCCAACTTTAATAACAGCATTTTAAGAGAACATCTCATCGCAGAGCACATTAAGTAATGGCTAAACCTAAGATTGGCAGCAAGCACCCGACTAAGCCTGGCCTCGTTTATGGCTACAACGGGCGTTATGTTGCAAAGTCCACCTTCATTCGACAAAAGAATAATCAGATTCGCGCAACTAAGACTAAGACCAAAGCTCCAGGTCGAGGTGGTGCAATCGTCAAGAGTCAATCCAGTGCAATCACTAAACCGCCCTCTAGTAAGCCCGCCAGCAACCGTGTAGAGCGTGTCAAGGTCAAGGTGGACCCACAGCGCCAACTTTCAGGTAGTGGCCAAAAGCCTGCACTGAAGCCTGGGTCACGAGGTTCTCTGCCTCCTGGTAGGACTACTCCAAGGGGTCGAGCTTCTGCAAAACGTGCACAAGCCGCAGCTAAAGCAGCACGTGCAGCACAAGGATCTACAACTCCTGCAAGCGTAAGAGTTCGTCAGGGTCAACCCGCAGGCGCAGCTAACCGTGTTTATGGGGCAGACCGTGTACAACGTTCAGTCAATCGTGCTGTTCGCTCTAATCGTCTCCGTGTTGGACGTGCTGGCCTAGCTGGTATCGGTATGACAGCAGCCCAGATCGCTGCAATGAACCTGCCTGGTGAAGCTGGCCGCAGGGTTCGTGAGTCCTTCGCAGATCAAGACAAGCGTCAGGGCGATGCTCTCAAGGCCGGCCTCGATGCTGCACGTGGTCGTGGTCTGACTAAACCAAAGACAAAGCCGAAGCCTGGTGATCCAGTGCGTAACCGTCGTGGACGGACTGTTGGCACTGTGACAGGTCCAAAGCGTGGCCTGGCAAACATCCCGCCCGCAGAAGGTTATGTAAACAACCCTAAGTATGGTCAGTCCGGTACAGCTAAACCCAAGCCCAAGGCCGGTACACCTAAGCCCGCAGCAGCTAAGCCTGCAACACCTAAGCCCAAGACAAATCCCAAGCCCAAGACCAACCCCTTCCGTAAGCCTGAAGGTGGTGAGCGTAAGGATCGTATGTCCAAGGTGGTTGCAGAGCTCAGAGAAGCTCAGGCACGTTCTAAGAAACGTCAGGTCAAAGGTTCTGCACCTAAGCGAGCTGCAAGTAACCCACGTCTCATGAGCCCTCGTGAGAAGTTCTTCGCACGTAAGAAGAAGAAGAAGTAAATGAAAAAGACCGATGTAGTGTCGGCCTTGAGAAGTGACTTCAAGCTGTTTCTACAAGCCTTGTGGGGGCAGCTTGACCTTCCGAGTCCCACCCGTGCTCAATACGCCATCGCTGACTACTTGCAGCATGGTCCTAAACGTTTACAGATCCAAGCCTTCCGTGGTGTAGGCAAGTCCTGGATTACAGGTGCTTTTGTGCTCTGGACTTTGTTCAATGATGCAGAAAAGAAGATCATGATCATCTCTGCTTCGAAAGAGCGTGCAGATAACATGTCGATCTTCCTGCAAAAGCTGATTATTGAAACACCTTGGCTAAGTCACCTCCGTCCTAAGTCAGACGATGCGAGATGGAGTAGAATTAGTTTTGATGTTGCTTGTTCACCTCACCAAGCCCCTAGTGTTAAATCAGTAGGCGTATCTGGCCAGCTTACTGGTAGTCGTGCAGACCTACTTTGTCTTGACGATTGCGAAGTTCCTGGCAATAGTATGACTGAGCAAATGAGGACGAAGTTGCTGCAACAGATAACAGAAGTTGAGGCAATTTTAACACCTAAAGATGACTCACGAGTCCTAATCTTAGGTACTCCACAGTCAACATTTACCGTCTACAGGCAGCTCACAGCAAGGAACTACCTACCTTTCGTCTGGCCTGCACGCTACCCGAAAGAGACTAAGGGCTATGCAGGACACCTGGCTCCACAGATCGAAGAGGACATAGAAAAAGGCGCAGTTGCAGGTGACCCAACAGACCCGCACCGCTTTACAGATGAAGACCTGCTGCAACGGGAAGCCTCGATGGGTCGCTCAAACTTCCTCTTGCAGTTCCAACTCGATACTTCTGCTAGTGACTATGAGAAGTTTCCGATCAAGAACGCTGACTTTATTGTCACTTCTGTCAATCCTAACTCTGCACCCGACAACATCGTATGGTGCTCCGATCCGGCGAACGTTATCAAGGACGTCTCCTATGTCGGTCTACCTGGAGATTATTTCTACACTCCAATGCAATTCCAGGGTGAGTGGGGTCCGTACACCGAAAAAATTGCTGCCGTCGATCCGAGCGGTAGAGGAAAAGATGAAACAGTCGTTTCCTACATTTCAGAACGCAATGGTATTTTGTACTTGCATGAAATGCGAGCTTATAGAGATGGATACTCAGACAATACACTCCTGGACATTCTGAGAGGCTGTAAGAAGTACGGTGTCACTACGCTGTTAGTGGAATCTAACTTCGGAGACGGCCTCGTAACTGAGCTGTTTAAGAAGCATATAAACCAACTTAAACTACCTATCACGTGTGAAGAAACACGTTCTAACTCACGTAAAGAAGACCGTATCATTGACACCTTAGAGCCAGTGCTAAATCAGCACAGACTTGTGATTAACAAAGATGTTATTGATTGGGACTTTCACTCTAACCCTGAAGAGGCGGCAGAAAAACGTTTAGAGTACATGTTATTCTTCCAAACTTCTAGAATGTGTAGAGAGAAGTTTGCAGTTAAACATGATGATAGAATTGATAGCTTAAGTTTAGGTGTTAAATACTTTCAAGATCGTTTTGCTATCTCTGCTCATGAACAGATGAAGAGCAGAAAAAGAGAAGAGTGGAACGATATGTTGGAAGGCTTTTTAGACGATCCACAAGCCATGACTAACCATCTGGTGCTGGGTATGAACAAAACACAGCGTGATGCCGCAAAAGGTAGTGGTAGCAATGGAATCCCAACGTGGGTCTCACGAAACTACTGATACCCCAGACTAAAACAGGAGAAGAGAAGGGTGGATCTCTTTTTCTGTAGTAATAAGGGTAGTAATACTGTAGTAATACTACCTTTTTACTAAAAATAGTTCAACCACCAATAGTACCACGTAGTAGATAAGTATAACTGACGTATTACTAACGTATAACTATGGAACTACCTCCCGTAAAAGTGATGGAGTGCAAGGTATGTGGTGTTGAGATGAATGTAAACGCCAACTACCCCATAACTGAAGTCACTTGTCAAGATTGCCACCGCAAACAAAAAGATGAACAGATTCCACCCGGAGGCATTGTCTTTGGGTAGTTGCGAAGAGCGTGTTATTAAGACTAATACCACGACAATCGCTGTACTCGAAAACTTCTGGGCTGACTTCGATGCCGTTAAGGCTGAATTAGAGAAGTTGCCAATAGCTCCTACTGCCTACAACGATCAGGATATGGAGGATTACAGATCTGCCTGGGTGAGTACCATCCCTGGTCAAGAACTGCCCTTCCAAGAGCCGTTGGATTCCAAAATCTTGAGGATGTTCGCAGGAAACACGCCTTTTTTCCCAGCTCTATGTCCAAAAGTCAACGTCAACTGGAACCGTGTCGGCTCAGATCGCATAAAAAACGATTTCTATAACATTCATAAAGACAGAGGTCGCTACACCACTGTCGTTTTCATGAATGACGCCTATGAAGACACTGATGGGTTCAACCTTTACTACCCGTCAAGCGTTCCTGAACCAGAACATACTTACTGGTTTGGTCGAGAACACAACTTAGCTGACTGCTTTGTACGTGGTGTTCCGAATCGTGCTGTGATCTTTCCGAGTTACGTGCCACATGGGATGGAGATTAGGTCTCAACGTTTCCGTGATGAGTGGCGTTGTACCTGTGCCATCTTCCATGGCGACTAAAGCCGAGGATTTTACCATAAATTTAGGAAGTCCCTTATACGTGCACCCAGGGAGCTCATGACCCCCATACGCCTGTACTACTGAGAAGGTGGCAGTTGATGGGTAGTCAACCACCTATAGGGCCTCTGGGTGTATCACAGCGATACAGAAAGGGCAATGTAACAACTCATAGCCAGTCCGTGTAACAATTTGGGCCTAGGTGTAGAGGGGGATCTGTGCGCTTTGATGTTCATCCCGTAACATTTCAGCTGTAACATTCCAGCGGATTGGTTGACAGGTTGACAGGCCATCGGTAGACATGGTGCATCGATCACCTGTCGCAACTGTTCAACAGTTCGACCTGGTGAGCACCTAGACAATTACATAAACATTGCGCCCGCAACGCTTCACACGTTGCACCGGCCACACGATGAGCGGGGACT